AGCCCGCCTCTGTATTTACTCACAGCCTCTTGCGAGAGTTCTAATGCTAACTGACTCTCTAAAGAACTAAGCTCCACGTAATAAACCTTCAGCTTCTCAAACGTAGATAACGATGTTCGCATTATAATAAATCTCCTTATCTCCGGGCGCGCTTGATATTCTCGTCGCCCTTGGTAGATTTATTATACGTACCGTTGCGCGCGGTGTCAATACGCCCTCGCGCCCGTATGTCTCTGATTCGATGTTCTTTAGAGCATCTACGTGCATGAACTTCCCCAAGGGGGGTGGTGTGCGGACGGTCGGAGGTCGAGGCTCAAGAGTAAGAGTCTCGAATTGTATTTCAAGGGGGAGTGGTGGCATAGCTCTCTTTTATAAAAAAAAATATTTTTAAACTAAAGAACAAAACCCACCAGCCCCCCCCACCAATACTTCTGCTTACAGTTTGAGTGAAAGCCTTTGGTTTCAACGAGATAGCTCGAACGCTCCTATATCTTCTCCTTGCGTTCGCCTTAATTGCTGTAACTAATTAGCGCATAAGAGAGCTCTCTTGGGCTTTTTAGCGTACAAGAGAGAGCTCTTTTGAGCTATTGAGCGTAGAATCGGGGGTATTTCTACCCCCGTTGGGCTTTCTAGGGCATCGGTGGGTTAAGTAGCATTACGCCTACGGCGAAGAGCCACAGCGAGGTCATAACTAGGATGGGGATGATGGCAATTTTGATTGTTAGCTTTAGAGCATCGGTTAGAATCTCGTTCATTAGAATCCTGCTTTCAGCATAGATGCGATTAGTGGATTGTCAGCCGCAATGTCCGCAAGGGTCTTGCGGCGATTATGCTGATACTTCCCGTTGATAGTGTTAGGCGTAGCTTTGACAGAATCTACGGTGGACTGTGAGCGATAACCCGAACCAATCGTTCGGTCAATCGTGGCACATATCGCTAGATTATTCTCTAGAGCCTGCTGACCAGCTCTTTCGATATACTCTTCTAACGATTCGCCATTAGATACTGGAATCGTTATCAAAGTGTTAGGCCTCTGTATCTTCATCTTGCTCCTCTCTTCTGCTTCGCTTTCCACTCGTTATAAGCCAACGTCAACGTACAGACGATAGTCCACGTTATACAACCGAAGAATAAATCTGCTACGAATAGCAGTAGAATCGTGAACATCTTCTAGTCCTCTCTAGCTATTTCTGTATTCCAATGATAGCCCGTTATTATCCGGGCTATCCAAGCAATACAGAACTAACTAGCGGCTTCCGCCAGCTTGCAAGTCGAGCAGGATATCGGCAGATTCTTGCAATTGCTTCGCAAGATAAACGCTCTTGGTCATTCCTTCGGGGAATTGCGCGCCCATCTCAAGCGCAGAATCATAACGGGCTGATTCCAGAACTCCCAATGCCTTATGAAGAATCTCATACCGTGTGAGAAGTAACTGGTTCAATGCTGCAACTGCGAAGCCTTGGGCATCTTGACCCCTAGTAGCTCCACGCTTTGCAACTGATGCCAGCTTACGGGCTGCTACCATCTGCGAGTTAGTGAGAACAATATTGTTCTTAGGTACATCAACGGTGTTGTTATTGTTATTGCTCATTGTTGTTAGCTCCTTAGATCACGATAGCCGCACCTGCGGCATGTCCTGATTATACCAACCGACACAGTTTGGCCATCAAAATGCGTCTGTGTATATCCTGTGGATAACTAATTATCTTATGCACAGGATATTGTGCTACAATACGCGCCATGTCCTCAATCAGTCCAGGCTCTTATGTAACTAAGATGGTTACATATAATATGTAACAAGGAGGGTTACAATCAGACCCGCCCGCCTAAAAAACGCCGACACTAACACGTCGGCGTGGATAGCTCCAGATAAATTTTTCAGAAAATTCGTGATTAGGTAATATTATAATTATGACTAATGCTAGTAGTAAGAGCAATAGCAGTATTTGTTCCCTTGGGCAGAGGGAGGGATTGTTAGTTTTAGAGCCTACGCTCAGGGGCGCGAGCTTTCGGGCGCGGGCGGTCGGGCACAACGGGGGCGCGGGGGGCTTGGCGCGGAGCGTGGCATAGTGTGTAATTGTAGCAGTGACGCCGCTAGATACTCCGGGCGCGTCGAGGCGGCTAGTGCGAGAGGGAAAACTTATGATAACTAAATCCCCGATTAAGAACGCCCTCGCGGCGTATCAGAAGAAGTGGTTCCCTCAGTCGAGCGGCGATCCCTCAGAGCCGTTTCCTCTGGAGCCAAGGGGCGCAGAGTTTCAGCCAGCGCGTCCGAGCGCAGAGTCCGAATCTCTAACACAAGAGGCTACGAGATAATATGGGTGTTCCTAACTCAGGTGTGAATTATAAAGCTGGCGGTTCGAGCGCCTTGCATAAGGGCTCGCAGTGGCGGCGCATACTGCGGATTGAAAGAGCGGCGCGTTTGCTCGCAAGTGGCGCGTATTCTAACGACGACGTAGCGCATCATATCGGCGTGACGCCTGCATATCTCTCTCTTCTGAAGCAGACGCCTGAGTTCAAGGCGAGGATGATTGAGATAGCCACGGGGATTACAGCACAGCATGATCTTGATATAAGGGAAGACTTGGAGTTTCAAAAAGAGGAAATAGCAAGTATGGTTCCTCTAGCATTGCAGAGATTAAAAACCCTCGCGCTCTCGCGGAATGAGAACGTGGCGCTAAAGGCCACAGGAGAGATTCTTGACAGACATGGCGCTCATGCGAAAGTGCAGCGTATTGCTGTCGAGCGCGCCGACGACTTAGATCATAATAGAAATTCCGGCATCGCCAATGATATCCTGGCGGTCTTACGCGGAACGCCCCTCACTACCACAACTCCCACTGATGATATAATGGACGAGTTTACAAAAGGCGCGATGGATGCTTCCGCACAGATTAGTATCACAGCTGATATTGTAACAGAAGACACCCTTAAGTACATTGACGAGAAGAAACTCACAGTTAACTAATAGGAGATTAAAATGGAAGACTTTCAAAAGCGCGTGGTAGAAGAGAAGGATGCTCTAGTAGAAAAGATGAATAAACTAGATCCCTTCCTTAGTACTCCAACCTACGCCAACCTACCCCCAGACGAGCAATCTAGATTAAGCCGTCAGTATCTCATTATGCAGCTATACGCACAAGTCCTCGAAGAGAGGATCAGCGCCTTTTAGTTTTCGGGCCACGGAGCTGTTACTTTGCGATGCGTTGTTCTGCAACTGAATCTAGGCTCTGATGCTTTTGGACGGGCTATCAACCTAGTGGCACACTGTTACGACGCGGAATTATAGCAGCTCCACCCTTCTTATTTTTTACCATTAACAGGCGCCATAGTGCCCGTCCCGTGAGCGGAGCGCGCAGCGCGGAGCGAATAATGAGCGCCTTTAAAATACCGACGAAGAATACTAATACCTCAAACAAGGCTTATGAGAAAGGCACTTTTAATAATATTCATAAGTATCAGAAAGTTTTGAAAGAGCAAGCGAAAGCTAAAGAAGAATCAGAGAAAAACAAAGATGGCCTATGATGTTAGTGACATTAAGAACATAATCGACGATCAAGAAGCCTCGGCCTTAATTGAGAACGAGCGCTCGAAGATTTATACCCCTCGTTCTATATCGGGTGGATTTCAGATACTACCTGTCCTTAGTAATCTCGCTCCTAAGGTTGCGAGACAGATTCATAGGATTAATTGTTTTGGTTCTTTGTATTATTTCTCTGTCTATGCCCTGGGTAAGAATCGGTTTCAGAAGAACCCTGATCTCTCAAAGAACCTTCACTATCAAATGTGCAAGGCAGTAGAGAAAGATGGAATTCAAGATGTAATTGAAATCCCTCGTGACCATTATAAGACGACAGTATACTCAGAGTGCTTCACAATGTGGCGGACGCTTCCGTTCACAAATGAAGATGAAGATATAATGGGTAAGATGGGGTATTCTGATTTATACCTAGAATGGATGCGACGAGCGCACCGGCAAGATTACAGATGGCTGATTATCTCAGAAGTCATTAAGAACGCGATTAAGATTGGTACTCGTATTAGTCAGCATTATGAAGGTAACGCAATCTTCCGTAGTCTATTCCCTGAGATTCTCCCAGATGCTTCTTGTGCGTGGAATAAGGAATCTCTAACGCATAAGAGAACTCAAGTAGGAATGGGACAAGGCGAGGGAACTTATGATTTCCTCGGAAGCGGCGGTGCTCTTCAGTCAAGGCACTATGATGGGATGATCCAAGATGACCTTTTCGGGCGCGATGCTCTAAAGTCCGAGACTGTGCGAGAAGACACAATCGAATATCACAAACTCCTCGTAGGAGCTTTCGATGCTGATAACACTTCGGGCAATCGGGATAACGACGAGCTTATTGTTGGCAATCGTTGGGCCTGGAATGATCTTAATAGTTATATCAGGGCTAATGAGACTTACTTTAATTTCACTACTCACTCAGCCCTAGGCGGATGCTGTAAGTTACACCCCTATGGCACACCAATTTTCCCTGAAGCCTTTAGCCTCGAAAAACTAGAACGCTGGAAGAAACGTCTAGGCTCTTATCTCTTCAGCTGCCAGTTCTTAAACGTCCCGATCAATCCAGCAGAAACGAAGTTCAATAAGAAAGACCTTTGCTACTACGAATTCATAGCTGACGGTTCAAACACAGTCATAGGCAAGAAGCGCCGGGTTGCAATTAGGCATCACGTAAGAGAAGGTGACGTTATCCCCGACTTGATGCCCCGTACTCTCAAGCGCTATATGATACTAGACCCTAATCACTCAGAGAACCAATCTAAAGGCCGCTGCCGTCATGCCATCACAGTCACCGGAATACTCCAAGAACCACGCAGAATCTATCTTCTCGATGTTTGGGCTAAGGCTTCTAGCATGGAAGTTTTACTTGCGACTATGTTTAATATGGCATATGCTTGGAAGTTAGAAGAGATTTGGATGGAGACAATCGCGGCGCAGAAGTATCTTAAGTATCATTTCGAGTACGTGCAAAAACACGGACTCGCTGAGGCTCTTAAAGATCATACTGACAAAGAGAACGCTGTTGATTGGTGCAAGCGAATTACTATTAAGGAACTTGTTACTCCCCGAACGGCTAATGCTAAGCAAATGCGAATTGATGGCCTCGGGCCGATAATCGAGCGGAATGAGCTTTGGGTTAATAGCTTCGGACAGACAGAGTTTATGGAAGAATTAGAGTCGTATCCCAATGGCAAACTCCGCGATGTTCTTGATACTCTAGGATATGGGCCACAAGTCTGGGGCTTTGATACTCCCGACGATGAGATAGAAGAATACGTAATAGCTGGCAGAGCCAAGTGGGAAAGAAATACGAGGGTTAATTAGAGATGCCACTTCAACGTCTTAATAAGGTCAACTGGGGACAAGACGCTAATGCAGACATGTGGAAATATGTCGAGGAAAACTGCAAGTTCTGGCTCGCTAAGACTAAGAATTTTAGAGAGAATGAACTTAAGAGGTATGCCAAGGTTTATAAGGGCGTTCCTGAGGCGAAAGTAAAAAATACCCCCTGGCCTAACGCGGCGAATAACGTAATCCAAATTGCTGCTACTCAGTGTGATCAGCTTTTAAGTCGCGTTATGAGCATCTACATGACTGAGCCAATTTGGCCGGTTACAGTATATGGCTCGCTCTCTGGCTCTGACCTTATTAATGCCACAGAACGCGCTCAGATACTAGAGATGTTTCTTACGAATTCCGCCCTTGATTCTACAGAATTGGATATGTATCGTACTGAGCAAATATGGTGGTCGTCTGCTACTCGTAATGGTACTGGTGTTATTAATATCCCCTACTACTACTGCGTAGAGCAGAATCTCATAAGCGGCGAGTTTGCAGACAATACCTCTAGTGCTACTAAGCCTCTCTTCAAGAACTTCATCAAACATGATGGCCCAGTGCCCGTTAATGTACCACTGAATAAATTCGTCAATAACCTTGACTATGCGAAGCTCGATGACTCCCCTTTTAAATTCGAAATTAAATCAATGTCGGAGTATGAGCTTAAGCAACAAGTTGAGATGGATATATATCCACAGTCTAAAGTGGAGCGGATTATTAGCTCGCCTGATAGGGGGATGAAAGATATACTGCAAGAATACATGCTTGATAGTCAGGGAATTACCTCTAGTTCCAACGAAGGTAATTGCGCTAATGAATATGATATACTACAGGTGTTATTTAACTACTGGCATAATAATCAAAAGTTCTCCCTGTGTGCTCATCTTCACTTAGCCTCGCAGACTAATCTCGTGTGTTATTACAACTTCTACCCTCAGAATCTAAACTCCTACGAAGACGCGAAACTTGCATACGACGACGAGCAATACTTAGGCTACGGCCTTGTTGAAATGCTAGAGGGTTATCAGAATGAGGTTTCTATTACTCATAATCAGCGCACTGACGCTGGCACTCTCAATAACACTACTGCATTTCGTATTAATAAGAACAGTAAGCTTCATTCGATTTTGACATTTTACCCAGGGGTTTGTATCCCAGCGGACAAGGATGAGATCGAGCGCCTCGATACTTCTAATCCCCACGCGGCGGATATTAACAGCGAACAACTAACAGTAAGCTACGCTAAAGAACGAAGTGGCGTTGACCCTGCAATGGGCGGAACGGGCGGAGGAATCGTTAATGCTAAGAGAGGCATCTATTCCGCGCAAGGCACCTTCGCGGCACTCCAGCAGCAGAATAACCGCACCTCACTCCGAACTTCAGACATTAGAGCGGCGCATACAAGAGCTGGAAATAAACTTACAAAAATCTACTCGCACTTCGGTCTTGGGAATAGAATCCGGCAATATGCCTCAAATGCCGATATCCTCTCAGCCGCCCTTGAGTCTGTCCGAAAAGGAGACTTAGGGCTTTTAGTGCGCCCAAGCACAGCCTCGATTAATAAGGAAATGGAGAAGCAAAATGACATGCTTCTTATTCAAAACCTAGAGCGACTCTATGCTGGAGATGCTCAAATTATCCAATCCCTAACTGCACAAGGGATGCCTCCTGAGCTAAAACAATATTATATCGCTGTTCTCCGCGCTAAGAATTTAATGATGAAGCGTCTGCTTCGTAACTTCAACTTCACAGACGTA